AACGGATCATATCATTGACGATTTAATAGAAGTTAATACCTATGCAAAATTATTAATTTTATTTTTGGAAAACAAATTATATGAATGATTATAAAAAAAATATTTTAAATATGTTTAATAATCTTACTGAAATAGAAATGAAAGCTTCATTCATGGCTGCAAAAGAGAATCCAGAATATGAGCCTATAGCAGACTGTTATAACTTGGCGGTTCTTAAATGTAGAAATATTTTAGAGATAATTTTAGAAGGGACTAATAATGGATAGAAATTTTGATGAAGAGTGTAAATTTTATGTAGACAAATTATTTTATGACCACTATCGAAAGTGGGAAGAAGATATGAATCAAAAAGTAATTCAAGATTTAACTATGTTAGCAAAATACAAAGGCGAGCTTGCAAAATCTTTTAATGAAGTAAAAGAATATAGAAATACGCTAATTTCATGTATGAACGATATTCAACAAACACAGGATGAATTAAAGTGGCTTGTTTTAGATTTAATTAAAATAATTACAGGTAAATACCCTGATTCAATGGGAAGGATTACAGCAAAAGAAGGAATTTAAAATGAATGAATTAACCAAACCACAAAATAATAGTTTATTGCCGCCCGAGCAACAAATATTAGACGCGCATCAATTTCTAAAAGACTTTCTATCTAAATTTGATCACGCACAACGCGGTGGTATTCATGATTTCATGGAAATTGCACTTTTTAATATGGTTAATTTATCAATCAAAAACATTGATAAATATTTGCAAACAGGTCATCACGAAGTAAGCGCTACAGAAATCATGAGCATTGTAGCTGATTCCTATCAAAAAGTTTTAGATGGAATAAAGCGTAATTTAGGTGAAATGCGGCCGGTTAATTTCAGATGACAACCATTAATAAGAGAGTACAAATAATGAATGAAATAAACGTACAAGAAGTTATTAATACAAATTATAGAGTATTAACTCTACTAGGAATAGCAACGTCCATCATCATGGATTATAAAAAACTTGAAACATACCACGATAATTCAGATAAATGTGATTGGTTTTTTGATGCTATTCAAAAAGTAGTTTATGAAAATAAACCATTACCACCATTAAAGGATTAATTTTGTAATGAAACAACTTCGACCCTATCAACAGGATGTATTAGATAAACTACGGATAAGGTTGAAAGAAACGGATCATCCTTTGTTAGTCAATGCGAGTGTAGGCGCTGGAAAATCCCTTATTATTGCTGAATTACTCAAGCTTATAGAACGTGCAGGATGGCACGCCTTATGCCTTACAATGAATAGTACGCTCATTCGCCAAAACGCCGATACCTACATGAAACAAGGTGGGCAAGCAGGAATATATTGCGCCTCGCTTAATATGAAAGATACGGGAGAACCTATTATTTTTGCATCACCCATGTCTGTTAGAGGTAGCATAAAAAGATCAGGAAAACTTTCAAAAATACCTTTTAACCTTATCATCGTTGATGAATGTCATAATATTAATTTCAATGAAAAAGATACAACATACATGCGTATATTTAATCATTATATGATATACGCTCAAACGTTGGGTCATAAGTTACGTTTTGTAGGCTTGACCGGTACGCCCTATCGTGGAAAAGGCCATGCGATTATTGGTGATAAGCTCTTTTTCAAAGAGGAAGTGTGCGCTATTACTGCGGATTGGTTGATTGAAAATACTTATCTTACGCCGCCTATATGGGGTTATTGTGAAAAGACGCTGCAATATGATTTTCATGAATTAAAAATTAATTCGATGGGTCGATTTAACTCTGCTCAGCTTGAGGAAGCCATACATAAAAAGCCTCGTCTTACCGGGAAAATTATGGCTGAAGTCACCGAGATTGTCAAAAATCGTAAAGGTGCATTTATCTTTGCATCGAGTGTTAAACACTGCCAAGAATGCGCGGAATGGTTGCCTCCAGATGAAACCGCAATCATTACGGGTGAAACATCCGATAAATTACGTGAGTATTATATTGCTCAAGCAAAGGCTGGAATTATTAAATATTTGGTGAATGTAAATGTATTATGTACGGGTGTGGATGTACCTACTTTTGATACTGTGGTTTTTGTGCGGCCTACTGAATCCCTTGTTCTTTATATGCAATGTTTGGGGCGTGGTCTACGTCTGGCCGATGGAAAAACCGACTGTCTTATTTTGGATTATGCTGGCAATCTTGATCGGCATGGCGATATGGATAACCCAATTATCAATAAAGCACTCCAATCTAAAAATAATGATGATCCTGATTATTGCATTGAATGTTTTAATTGCAATACTATGAATACATTAATGTCTCGTCGCTGTATTGGCAGCAAAGAAGATAAACGTTGCGACCATTGGTTTGAGTGGCGAGACTGCCCCGGCTGTGGAACTAAAAATGATATTGTTTCTCGGCAATGCCGATCATGCCATACTGAACTAATCGACCCTAATCGTAATTTGAGTGATGTTGCATCCAATAAAAATAAAATACTTTTACAAGTCAAAGAAACGCAATATGCGTTATCTATTGTTAATGGCTTTCCACGATTTGATATTACTTATTTAATTGATAGCTGCCTTAATGACCGTAAAATAATTAAAGAAAACTTTTTATTAAGCACTGAAAAAGCAGTGAGATTTTTTTATCATACGATTGCCAAGTTACATTTTATCCATCCACATCAAGCATACTCACGTTTACAAAATATTCAATTTTTAAAAAGTATTATTGAAAATGGTGAACTCTATTCACCTAAAACTATTGAATGTGTTGAGATGGATAGTACCCGTTTAAAAGTAGTAGCCAAGAATTTTGATCATCCGATAATGGAACAGGATTTACGTCAATTAGATGTGCTTTATACTTTTATGGATTTTTGCAAACTAAAAAATACTGTCACATTTGAATATTTAGTACGAGAAAATGATATATTTAACTTAATTAGAGATAACTACCGTTTAAAAACTCCAACATCCTATAAGCGTTTTGCAAAAAATTATGGCTCTGGAATTGGAAATGATATTGTAACCATTACAGATAATCAAAGTGCTATATTAACCCCTAGTAAAATATGGGTAGATTTGAACAATAGAATGCAGCGATTTGTTGAAGATGCACCGACAGTAACTAGCCAAGAAAGGTATGATTTTTTATGTGCGAGAGGTAGTCTACATACTACATACACAATATGGTGTGAGATTATTAAAATTGAAGTATTTAATAATCAAATTGCCTATGATAAAAATGATAAATTTTTTAAAGTATTTCGAGTTAGAATATATGCCTATTATAAATTTAATAACAAGCAGTGCGAAGAAATAGAAAAATTAGTCGTTATTTCATGTCAAATAAGCGAATGTGATCTTGATAAAGTGCAATCCAAAGAATATAAATATTTAAATGTAAGACCAATTGGTCGTCATGATGAAGATATAGAACAATGGAAAAGTGTAGAAGGTAGAGTATTTACTAAACAAGATTGCTTTAATTACCGATCATAAGTTATACTATTGGCTTCTATCACCGATGTGCTTCCTTAAAAAAGAGGCTACAGATGGTTAGTCTATATCGGTAAGGGCTAAATGGAAGCGGTACCTAAATACAGGTAGTAGAACGCCGGAACTCATGCAACCGTAAACTTGGCATTGCCAGAGGCGTGACAGCTTGGAGAGACAGCACTTTAAGGTATAAACGCACCATCGCATTTATATGTTCCCCATCCCATAAAAACTAAAACATCATTTCCCTTGTCATCTTTGACAAAATAAGTAATGACATCTTTTGGCATTTCTACAGGTAATGGCTTATCATAATGAAACCATCTATAAACTGGTTTGCTGATCACGTTCAGATGTTTCATTATTCAATTTAACTCCACAGACAGGGCAAAACTCAAAAATGTCTACCGGAAATAATTCGTAAGTATCTTTATATTCATAATGCACATTACCGTCATAGTCAGCCCATGCACCCAATATATGGTTATGAGACATTTTCTATTTTCCACTCATAATTTTCATCAGGCATAAAACAAAGGGATGTAGAAACTTTATCTTTCCATCGAATACTATGTGAAACTAACCAACCGCCGAGTGTTTTAGCTCTAGCAGTTGCAAACGAAACAACACCATTTTCTTTATGAAAAATATCTTCCCACTCTAGTTGATTATTCATTTATTATGATCCATTCATCCGACATGATTAAAAGCAAATTAATAGTAGGAAAAGATAGCTTCTCTTGTAAAAAAGGATATTTATTTAATAATTCCATATGTTCCCTGAATGGTAATCTAGGCCGCATATCAGGATGTACTTCTTTACCTTTCATTTTAGTAATCGAAATGCCCCGTGCTTTAATTTCTTCAAAATCTTCGGGCGGCAAACCACACAATCCCATATCTAAACTCATATAACATCCACTAAAATATTCATCAGTTTCCATTATAGGATGTCGTATTTTAGCACCTGAACGCAATGCAGTTAATACTTCTTCAAATTTCATTATTTTTCCTTAATATTCTAATGAGAAAATAGGTTTCATGAATTTTTCAATTACATACTGACTTACAAATAAACTTGAAAGAAAGCTTAATGATATTTGAAAAAGGAAAGAATAAATAAAACTTCCTGTATAAATAAAAATGCAATGTCCTAACGCAAAAGATATTGCCCATGTACTGCCTAGAGAAAGAAAAAATAATAAAACAAGCATTTGACGCATTTTAATAACCTTTTTGTTGACCTCAGCAATATGGTGGCCTATTTTTCCATGCGAGCTGTCACGGTAATTAGCGGCTCATTGCACAGTATCGTCGGCCATAAACTTTTAAATCCAGTGAAAGCCATGCGCCATTATCATTAAAACGCCAGCAAAACCACCTACCATCCAATAAAATTGTGACCACATTCTATCGTTTAACTTATCAAAACGAGAATCAATCTTTGTATTTAGGGAATCAAAACGAGAATCTAATTTTGTGTCAATTTTGGAAATAGCTAATTTAATCTCATCTAATGTTGTCAAGATATGAGAGCTTGTAGTTTCTAATACTGCTATACGTTCATCGTTACTCATTTTGTTACCTCTATTTTGTAGTGCCATTTTTTATCCTTTTTTTAATAGGCGGGATGTTCCAGTCTTTCACTGGAAAGCCAAGTAGGTGAATCAGCGACTTTCACGATCATAACGGTGTATTTTTAACACCTATCGCACCTAAGAAAGTCATGCAGCTATCCTGCACCGCCATCCCATGAAAATAATAATATAACTATATAGATATATCAATATATATTTATATATCTAAATACTTATTTAAAGCTTCAATCAATATATCGCGTAAATTACGTTCATCTTCGACCATTTTACGCTTTACCTTCTTGTAAAGACCTGAAGGTATATTAAACAAATATGGCTTAATAATATCCATGTTTTTTGTTAAATTTATATGATTGGTAGTTTTGTCAAATTCAACACCTGATTTAATTAGTGCCATAATAAAAATCCTCTAGTTCATTAACAATAGCCATAATTTCTTTTGCAGCTTCGGTATTTCCTTCTAATACAGTACGTCCTTCTTGCACAGATTTAGCATATTCCTGACGTTGATTTGTTTGCGCTTCAAATACCGGAAGATGAAGAAAATATAATTGTTCTGCAATTTCTCTGCCTAAAATAGTACGTTTGATACTTCGACACACTACGAAAGCAGCTTTAAGCTTCCCTTCGGTTATCTGAATTCGTTCCTGTACCAACCGTACTAAATCCTCAGTTGCCCAAATATCATAGGGTGAAGGCTGTACAGGTATCAAAATCACATCAGCGGCCTTTATAGCGCATATCGTCAATGGTGACACCCTTGGGATGCCATCAATGATAATCCGCTCATAGCGGTCTTTAAACTTGATCACGTCCTTATCCAAGGTATTGACGGGTAAACACGTTAAATCGATTAATTCGCCGCCTGACTCTTCATGCCAACGCAAAGCCGACCCTTGGCTATCAGAGTCTACCAGCAATGTTTTAAAGCCACGATTTGTATATTCACGCGCCATATTAACTGCAAGCGTCGTCTTACCAGTGCCGCCTTTTTGATTTAATATTGAGATAATCATCTATATACCTATATAATTGAATATGTGTATAATTATATAAATATATATAGATGTCAAGATAGGATGATATAATGAAGTGGATTAGCATTAAAGATGAAACCCCAAAACGATATGAAACGGTCTTAGTATATTGTCCAGAGGAATGTCTCAAGATAAGGCCATGCCAATTTAGCGATTGGGAAGGGGCTGAACAATTAGGGATAACTCACTGGATGCCATTGCCTGAACCTCCATAAATCTAAGTTCTACGTGGAACATAATCTTTCAAATAAGCACTAATTGCTTCTCGTGCAGCATCAGTTCCCCACACACAAACCGCCTCATAACCCCGTTGGGCTTTCCTATCCAAGAAAGCCTGTTGCTCTTTACTAGGTTTATTTTTACCAACCTTGAGTTCTATCCATAAACCAGCTTTACCATTACGGGGTATGGCGAGGAAAAAATCAGCGATTCCCCGTTTAACGCCCATGCGTTTTAACATGCTTCCCTCTTGAGGAGTACATCGACGCTCATTAGCAAAATGATGAAAGTCATCATCAAGCTCGGGGTAGTGGTGCTTGAACCAATTGACCGTATTGATATGGTCTATGCGTTCAGGTTGGGCCATATCTAAATTCCGTATGACAACAAACACTACAAACTCTACGGTTTAAGCCTGTCGCTTTAGATACTGTCCATCGATGATATTTAAAAAGTCTGCATAGTAAGTGTGATATTAATTTCATTTGCCCTCCCTGAGCATCATTACAAGATCGTAATTAAGGTTTTCTAATACTCCCAAAGAAAAATGAAAGTACTGCAATAAATCCCGCTGATAGCTGACCAATCAACATATTTAATACATCATGGTCGGTGTTATCTCGCGGTGTAAGAGCGATAATAAATGCCATCGCAAAGAAACCAACTACCACCATTAAGGCAATAAAATCCATCACTAAATCGCGTCTACCAAAAAGTAACGTTTTCTGAATATCAATATTATTTTCTTTTTTAACATCTTCTATATCATTCATGATAACACCAATTCAAAATGAACTAAGTCTCGCAAACCTTTTTCATCTGTTATTTCATAGTTTCTATTCCAATCACCACCGTAACGAACATCATGAGACATTTTGCCTTGCGCTTTTAGCATCTTAGCAACGCCAATTACAATACCAGCAAACCAATAGAAGCGTGCTAAATTAGTCCATAGAACAGGGTATGGGGTAACATCGGCAGCGTTAGAGGGTGTAGCATTATGTTTTCCATAAGGGTAATGTAATTTGCTATTACCATCATTAAAGTCTTTTTCTTGATCAGCTTGATTTCGATGACCTTCTAAAACTTTACAGTCTACAAATTCAATTACTGTGTTAAATAAAAGCTGTAAATCAGGATGACAGGTTGCCAATTGTCTTTTTGATTCAGCTCCAAACTTAGGCATTTATTACCATCCTTATGTTTTACTCCGTTTGGATGCTACCCATCCTAGGGTAGCATCCATTCAAAGTCAGCAATACAAGAAGCATCAATCCTTGATACTTCAAAGTATTATTTTTGGATAATGTAACTAAATGTACCCACACCAGCATCAGCACTAGATGTAACTACAAAGCTTCCATTGCCCGGAACAATCTTTAATACAGATGCAGGGTTAGCTTGAGTTACCCAATTACCGATAACAACACTAGTTGATGTACAGAATGCATCAGTAAATGATTGAGCGGCTGCACCACCTGCTGCTGCTGCTGCATCTACGGATTTCATTCTAACTGCGGCTGTTGATACAACAACACCACCAGTTGATGCCCCAATATCAGGGATGGTGTAAGTTGTTGTCTGACCCATAACACCATTGCTAAGAACAGTGTTAAATGCACCGCCAGCATTGACAGGTAATATTTCAAAAAACCCATTAGCCGCTGTTGGAGGAAACAAAGTCAATGAGGATGCTGTACCGCTCGCACCTAACTGTAATGTAGGGTCTAAGGTTAAAACACCTGTGTTAGAAATAGTTGCATCACCGGATAAAGAAACCGCTGTTGCGACATTTCCTGCACTACCCACTAAAATGCTAGCTGAGGTTAATGCTGCAAGCTTACTAAATGCAATCGCAGCGGCTGCGTTAATATCAGCGTTTACAATCACACCGGCAGCAATAGCAGTAACACCAGTATTGCTCATGGTGATATCGCCAGTTACAGGCACACCGGTTGCAATATTTGATACGTTACCTACAAATATATTACCAGATTGCAATGTATCAGCTAATCCACCCGTTGGGTTTAATGCATCAAAAGTAGCGTTTATTGCGTCGTATGTGAAGAAACCTACGAGGGTTCCATCATAATGGATCAACACTAAATCGGTATCAGCCCATTCCCATACACCATTCTGTAATAAAGCTACAGAATCAACTGTTTCTGGTAATTCCCAATAGCCAGTTGTCGTAATCGCGGTTAAATCATCATCCGTGACTATAGTTACTATGTTGGGGTCGCCATTAAAATTTCGTGCAATCGCTTGAATAGCCATTCCTTTATCTCCTTAATTTATTCCGTTAAGTTACCGTACTTTATGCTTAAGATTTTTACGTCTGATCCTATCTAAGTCATCCACACCCAAATAGCCTACACCTTCTGCGGCTGCATCAGTGCGAACCCCATACTTACCAGAGTTACCCGCTTGATCAATAAGCTCATCATGACTTGCGCGGCCTCCTCCTTTTCCCTCTCTAACTTCTATCGGTTTACGTGGAACATCGTCATAAGCCATGATTCGCTCCTTGATTATTTACGTCCTTTTTTTACGGGTTGCTTTTTTTTCTCCATCTTCGGCTCTTTACTATCCAAGTTCCGAATATTTTTTTCAGGTAATTTTTTAGGTTTCTTTTTCATCCTCTACCTCCGCGATCGCCATTATCCAAAACGCGATTGGCCTTAGCATCAATTTTTGATTTAGAGGATGGGGATAGTTTGCCTTTATTTACCATTTGTGTGGCACGAGCCTTAGCGTTAGCCGCATGGGCTTTATTTGGCATTGGATACTTCTCTTGTCCCGGTAGCCCAAAATCACTTTTGGGTAAATTACTCCGGGTTTTCGCAGTTAGTTTCGCCATCGACATTCTCTCCTTGATTGTCTTTATTAGCTAAATCATCTTTAACTTTTTTAGCAAGTGCTTCCATTTGTTCTTTTGCATCTTCCTCAATTTTTGCAATCATGTGATTACATGCAAAAATAGCGCCTTGTAATTGCTGCCACTGAGTTGATAGCTGTCCACTTTGCTGAACAAACGCATCACGTTGCTGGATAAATTGCTGTAATAAGCTTAATTTAGGTGCTTCGGGTGTTGTAGCTGCATCAGACATCTGTAACTCTCCATGTTGTTTAAAAAATCTGTAATCACTTTAACATAACTGTATTATAGTTAATGTTTTCCTTCCATCAATACATATAAATTTAATCACCTCTATGTTACTTTACCCTTAAATAACTTTTTAAGGATTTTAAAATGAAACCCATCAAATTTCTGTTAAAATTATTTACTAATATCGTTGTTTGGTCATTCCTTATACTTTTAGGAATTTTTTTATATCTTATACTAGTTTTAGACAAAGATTTAAATTTGCCTATATAAATAATGCTTAAGAATATTCATCAATTCTAATGATTCCTGCCGTTCCATCACCACCCGCAAAACTAGATGCTGTCGATGAAAATGCACCACCACCACCACAACCCGATCCACTAGCAACCACACCAGCACCACCACTTGTTACAGAACCACCTGCTCCACTTCCATAAGGAGTAGAACCACCACGGCCTGATATACCATTGGCTACGGTTCCAAATGATAATCCTTCAAAACCAAGCTGGCCACTTATAAAAAGCTGTGTTCCAGTAGAGATAGTTGCACCACCTGCGGCACCTCCTCCAATAACCTGAGCTGTCACAGAAACAGTACCACCCACACCACCACTACCACCTGTAGATGAAATTAAAGTAGCACCCGCCCCACCATTATCTTTTAATGTAGACGTTCCGCCCGTTGATCCAGTATTAGCACCAGATGTACCCCCTGCACCTAATGCGCCGACAACTGCCTGTGTTGTGGTTCCCGCACCTATCATTTGTGATCTGGTTAATATTGCACTGGCTATAGCGCCTGATCCACCGCCTCCACCGCCGACCGTGCCACCACCACCACCTGCAACACCACCACCACCTCCGCCTCCACCTATGACTGTTACAATACAGGTATTTGTTGCAGCATTAGGTGTGAATGTATTAGTACCGGATGTATAAATTGTCGTTCCAAGATAACGACCTGCAATATTCGTTATTACAGCGGCGGGAAGTGTTGAGCTAATTGATGGCACACCACCAGCGCTAGTTACTAAAACTCCATTATTAGCAGTTGGTAAACCAGAAACAGCCGTTCCATTAGCTGCATACCAAGCTACTTGATTAATTGATCCCGAGTTAACCGTTCCAGTGCTTGATCCACTTTGAAAAGCATATTCTGCATACCAAGAAGCAGCACTTGTTCCAGAATTTAAAATACAAGTTAAATTACAGGTTGTACCTGCTGCCATGACTTGTATCGCGTTCCCACCCGAAGAATTAATAGTAACTGCCCCGGATGAGTTATTAACTACATAAAAATGATGGCCGGTTACAAGCGTTGATGCAACAGGCATTGTGACTGTTTGAATGGTTACTCCTGTAAAGAATTGGCTGCTTGTACTTCCTACAGTTAAAGTTGTATTTCCCGCAGCAGTTGCAGTTGTTGTATATCCTGCAATAAAATTATTTGCAGATAAATTAAGGTTAGCATCCCATCCAGCCCAAGCGGTTGCCGCAGGCGCAGTTGTCACAGAAGAAACACCAGTTCCGCCACGAGTAATGCTTAACTGTCCAGTCCATCCTAATGTTAATGATGTCGCTGCCAATAATGCAACAGTTGGGGAACCCCCTAGTGTCATAGTAACGTTTGTATCATTAACCTCAGTTAAAGCTTGTCCGGTAGGAGCAACTTGTGAACTCCAACTGACATTTGCAGCGGGGCCACCCGAAGTTAAAAACTGACCATTTGTGCCGGGCGTTAAAACTGTCCAAACAGTTCCGTTTCGATAAAGGACATTACCTTGAGTCGAGCCAATGGCTGCATCAATAGTCGCAGTCAGCGTATTTGCAATGGGTGCCGCACTGACACCTGTGATATTAGATAAAATGTTTAATGTAGCAATGGGTGCGAGACTCACCGTAATTGACCCTGCACTATTCGCAACCAATATACCCGTTCCAGAATTGATGGCGGCTGCAACGGGATCAGCACCCGTTGAACCTATTAATATTTGTCCTGAACTCAAAACTATAGGCGTAACTGGACTTGCCCCTTCACCTATCAATATCCCATGCGCGGTTGGGTTAGAAACACCGAGGCCACCAAAGGTACTATTGAGCAACCCACCCAATGAAAGCGTACTGCCTGACCCTGTAGTCGTTAATCCGGTAGTGCCACCATTAATGGTTACGACACCCAACGCAGGCGTTGTACTACCTGAGTCACCATTTATCGTTGTGATTGCACCACTGATGGATACTGCTTGCCATGTGGCATTACCACTTGCATCCGAGGTAAGAACATAGCCGGTTGTAGGACTTCCCAAGTTAATAGTACGAACGCCATTATTAACACCTGTACCACCAGAGGTTCCGGGAATAACAAACCCCGGGCCATAGTAATCCGTTCCATTCACAGCAATATCAAGGGCTGCAACACCTAATGCAATGGTCTGTTTTAATATGCCATTAGCCAACAAACCTAGGTTTTGCGCATCAGGTAAACTGATATCAGCGGTGTAAGTTATGAATGGCCCAACAGTAAAAGCACTTTCTTGTAATTGCGTCCATGCACCTAAAACTGCGTCATAATATTCATAAAGCTGCTCATCCGTATTAAAGCGTAAACGATAATTAATCGTTGATGACGGTGTAGGTCTTTGTGCAGTTGTACCGGGTGGTAAAAAAGTCCACGGGTTAGTTAAAATGACATTTTCGCCGCTACGTAAACTAGGCATAATATCATTATTATTGATATCGCCTGCATTCGGCATCTGACTGAACTTTATAGTATCGACCATCACGATATCCTTGTGATTAAGTGATATTAACCTTGAAGCTGTCTTAATGACACGCCGATGTAAGCATTAGTATCTGGTGTTATAAAATGAAGTACATCTCCACCACGCACATAGCGTTTTTTCGGCTTAAACTCATTGTATTGTTCAGTACCTACTGTTCCACTTGCAGGAATGGCGGGCGCTGCATTTTTGCGAACAAATACATTTGAGTTAGACGTATATTCAAAATACGCCTGATATTGTTGTTCATCAGTGCCGGGAACTGTAAAGGTTTCCTCTGTATTTGCAGCACAATTAACCTGTATGCAAGTATCACTAAATGGCATTGTTTCGATGTAATTTGCATTGTATTGAATAGTCATTTTATCCGTCCTTGTGATGATTATTGATACCTAATACACTTTCTAACCAACGCAGTGGGCTGTACGTTGTTATGTGCAGCACCTCCACCTGTTGATGTAGTCGTTTCAGTTTTATCAGATGCGGCAGATTTAAAACTAATAGTCGATGTTCCAACATCGCCACCACCCGGCACATTATGTGTATGAGCTGGCATTTCAGAAGTGGTTAATGTATGTGTTGCCTCACCACCTGTAAGCCCTACACCATTTGCATTTGCAAATAATGTTCCATTTGAACCTGCTGTTGCAAATCCCTGTAATTGTGGCAATGTAAATGTGGTTGATCCATCGCCTGCTCCCCACGCAAAAAATCGTACTACCGACGGCCCTGTAACTGTCGCATTTGCAGACATAGTAATGGTCGTGCCTGCAATATTACTAATGGTCGTCGCAGCCGCTATACCTGTTCCCTCTATCGCCATACCAATATGATAGTTTACATTTGAAATAACAGTAAATGTATTAACACCACTGGTTAAGGTGACTGTTTCGGTCGTACTTAAAGCATTAAATAATAAATAATCACGGACACGGTTTCTAGTTGAACCATCACATAAGTAATAATGTTCCGGCGCTCCAAAGCCACCAAAATCAATAATGGTTCCAATTGGTATAATAGGATAAGCACGATTATAGCTATGATCTATTTGTCGGTTAATCGAGTCTTGCTCAAAAGGCGGTTCAAACGGTAGCTCTTGAACGACAAGTTGAAAACTCGTTAAATAAATATCAATATTGCTCGGTAAATGCAGCAAATAATCAATATAAGCTGCCGGTGGGGTATCTGGATTAGTTGGTGCTGGTAATTCTGCATGACCCGTATATTCATTCCAAGCCTCATTAATAGGCGTTAAAGGCAGTATGGTCGCTAATACTGCATTATTGGAATCCACCAAAGTGGCAACAATCGATTGAGGGCTGCCATTTAAGCGTGATGTAAGAGTTGTTGATACAATTTTATCAGCCCACAGCATTCCGTTTTGCTCAAATCGCTGGCGCAACATAACAGAATCTGCCGTCCAACCATTCATCGTAAGTTGTAAGGCATACGGTGCATTAGAAGGGTTGATATTTGAATTATTTAAAGGGATTCGTGTAATGGTAACCGTACCTGTTCCCGCGAGTAAAAGTGTCCAACCCGGTGCAATTTCAATCGGATCAGGATCAGTTGCAGCAATTGTGACGGGGTTTTCAAGACTCAATAACGCAAATTGTGGGTTAGTTATCTGATTACTTGAAGCGAAAGCCACTGTATCAACAGGAGTAGTGCCACCCGTTCCAGCCACATAATTATTGACTTCATAGATAAGTGGGTCTTGCTGTGTAGGGCCTTGTCGGAACTCAAGTCGATAAACTACGTCCGATTCAAAGTAAATATCGACAGGTAGCGTACCATTACCCAAAAAGCGTATAGGCTGCGTCCATGGCACGTTTAAATCTGGATCATGATAGACAGTCGCAGGAATATAGGGAATGGTATTTTCAAGCACGAACAAATAGAACGTGTCATCGAATAATTTACCCTGTAAATCTACCTCAAACCAAATGGGATTTGCACCCCTTATCCCTAATGCCATTGTTGACTCCTGTCAATTAATGCTTGCTTTTTTTACATTTTAGTCATAACCTGTCATTTTTTGAGAGGTTAACTATGCTTATATCCATTTTTATCTTTATTATGCTCTGCTTAACTATAGCCTATATTGTAGATGCAATATCACCCTGTTGTGAATCAAATGCAGCTAATATCAAATGTACATGTAAAAGTGACTTAAGCATCTATTAATTTCCACCATATTCTTTAGCTTTTTTATATGCATAATTTCCCCCAACGCCTAACAGCGCACCCGCGCTCATAGGGATACCCCACTTTTTAATTACCGGCATAATTGCATTTTTTACACGCATATATTGTGCATAATTTCTAATACCATTCTGCAACATATCGGCTTCAACATGCATACCCTGTTGTCGTAATCCATCTTGTAATTGAGTTAACATAGTTCGTCTTAAGTCTGAAATTTGTGGTGCTAATAATCGTTCGGCTGCTAATGGAGAATTAGCTAAATTATTTTGATGTCGTCCTAGTTGTGAACGCATAGCATATGAAGCAGGATATTCCCCTCTTTGACTACTTGCAAAAAGTTGTCGCGTTGCCTCTGTATTAGGCATATTACGTCTTGCTTCATTAATAACATTAGGAGAATAAGAAAAATTATTTCCTCCAAATTGTTCTGCTGCATCTCTAACAGCATCTAAATCATGAGTTCCTATTAATCGTCTCCATCCTCCCCTTAATAAAGCTCCTCCTCCCACTAACTCGGGTAGGTGTTTTATTCCACCCTGAATTAAACTATCCATCATTGTTGGATCACCTTTTTGTCCTAACATACCAGCAAAATCATAATCATCTTGTTTAGGGATTTTATCTGCCAGATTTATATTTTTAAATGCCGGTGAATTCTTTACACTTGCTGGTAAATTTTCATCCATTTTATCAGAAAGCTCACGAAGCTTATTTTGTGCCTGTTCTGCTAAATCATGAGGAAGATTAAGCGTAGAATGACCTAATCCTGCCAATCCAATTAAAATATTTCTTGGTAATTTATGAAAAAATCCTTCTTGTGGAGGAAGTTTATCTAAATATGCGCCAACATCCTCATCTTTTTCATCCGTAGGATTTTGAGTTTTCGCATCACTAGCATTTAATTGCTGTAAAATAGTAGGGTCAGTTACAGGTGGGCCGTATTTAGGCGTATTGGATGCCTGAACCGAAGGCTGATCGCCATTTAGTTCTGCAAGCAAACTTGGATTAGTTACAGCCGGCCCATACTTAGCCATATTACTGATCTCCTAAAGCTGGAACCCATTGACCTTTAATTTTATAAAAAGTTGTACTACCTACATTCTTCTTATCTGTAGCACCATCAGGTAAAACTTCTTTATTACCACTACCAGCTTGTGCAGGCGCACTATCTTTTTGTTCATACTGCTTTTGCATCTCAGGGTTATAATACAATTTTCGTGTAGCAGGCACACTTGTTGTAGCTTTGTTTCGCGCATCAGAAAGTAATTTTTGAAAGCGCATTGCTGCTGTTAATTGGGCTGATGCAGGAATTTTAAATTCCTTTATTAATCTTGTAATAACATTGGGAATATCTTGAGCATCTAAAGAAGCTTTTAACATATTATAAGTTTGATTAGTGCCACGCGTACCTAATGTAGCTGCTTCATTAACTGTAGTTGAGGCCATCGCTTTATTAGCTAATAAAAAATCGTCAAATAATTGTCTCGCTTTTGGATCAGTTTTATAATTTGCTGCTGCATTCTGTAGACGAGTAATAGACCCTTCACCAGAAAATGGTGCTTGTCCTTTATAAACTACAGGATAAAGTGAATTAAAAAGACTATTACCTTGCTCCATTTGCCTTTCTTTTTCTGTATAAGGAACTTCTTTGCCTAACGGAACATTAGTATCTTTATCAAAAAATTCTGTTTCTCCGGGCTTTAATCCAGCTTTTGTTCTGGCTCGCAAATCACGTAAATCTTTTTTAGCATCAATACTAGAATCATAGTTATTTTTTGCATTTTGATATACTTCACTTTGTTCACCAAATTGATCTTTTAGCTTTTTTAAGTCTAAAGCATCTCGTGCTGGGCCTTCTAACACATTAGTTTCACCCTCTAAAGGATCAAATCCGAGTGTGCTTTTAATAAGTCCTCGTATCATTGGGTTTTTTCTTAATGTATCTAAATTCATGCCGCCTGTAGCTGCGCCGGGATTAACAGAGTTTCCACTTGGATTCTGCGTTAATCCACCATTACCCATTAATTGATTTAACAGATTTCTTTTAAGATTTTCTGTCATATTTTTATTTTGTAATTCTTGAGTTTGAGCATTACGATTCATCAATGATGAACCGCCCTCTACTCCCTTGAGAAAAGAATCACCAGACAAATCTGGCATTGGTACATTAATTGCCATTACCCACCTCCAAATGACCAACCACCGGCACCACCACCAGCTCCACCCATACCGGGCATACCAGAACCACCTTTACCTATAGCACCGGTTGCAATACCTATTCCTGTACCCAACAGCTTACCAAATAAATCACCCGGCGCATTCTGTTTTCCAAAGGCCATTTGTGCGGAATTACCACCCATGGTCATCGCATTATTGCCCATGGTGCCTGCGGCGCCAGCTCCCGTATTGAAGATATTACCCGCAATTCCCGTGCCTGCTAGGTACTTTTGCATGAGATTATCGAGATAATTTTGTCTATCATCCAAACCAATTTGGGTAGTTCCACCTTGAATAGCATTGAGGGCTGTATTCGATCCCATCAATCCCAATCCGCTTGCAGCATCAAGCCCATGTTCTTGTGCCATGGCTTCTGCATTCTTAGCACTGGGTGATTCGGCATAGCCCTTAGTCCATTCCGCTTGTAAACCCGCAGGGTCTAGCAATCTCTTCATCGCATCTGACAAATTGCCATGCGCATCTTGCCCAAACTGGTTATAAGGCTGTAAATAACCTTGACCTTGGTTAAAATATTTATCTAATTGTTCTTGGCCTTTTTGATAGCCTTTTTCTGGATGAAGAAAGCTACTAGCCATGTTTCCGATACCAAATGGGATTGCGTCTAACCAACTCATAACTTTCTCCTTATGGGTAAGCGGTCGTGGTAAATTTAACGAGCGACCCGGCTTGTTTCCCTACATATAAATCATTAGTGGTGTCATACAGGAGAACCCCATTACTCAGTTGGCCTGCTGTATTCATATCTGTAATTTGCGTTTGTGTATATCCAATTGCGGTAAGTAAATTAAATGCGCCTTGGATATCACTCATGTTTTCATTTAAAGCATCAACTAACACCCAAAGCCATTGCAAAAACTGTGGGTCAAACTGTGTATTGCTTGCAATCGGTACTGAGTCAATTCTATCGAGGAAGATTGCCATTAGTTGGCACCTCCGCTCACCCGCTTGGTATTACGTACAGCGCCTAAAATAACAATAGGGGCTGATGAAACACATATTAATCGGTAACATCGGTTTCGACTACAGCCCAATTCGTACCATCGCATACGCCATCGGTATTGTCCAAGAGGACTAAACTCACGAAGGTCTGCGGGTAAATAAGTTTCACCGCCATCATCAGAATAATAAAGCTCAATGTAAGGCTTAAACAAGTCACAATAATGATTATCGTCAAACGTCGGGGTATTTGTACCATCTTCAACAATGTACTTCCCATCTTCTGTAACCATATAGATTGGGTGAGTCGGCGTGCTGTCCTCGCCAACAATAAACGTAGTATTGAGAAAAGGAGAGCAATTCTTATAAAAAGTTTTGTTACCAAAAACGAAATCGATTTCCACATATTCATCTGAAAACTCCGCATAATCGTCTAAAAAAATTTGCTTCGTCACTAGCTCATAACGCATTGGATACTTTAAAAATGCATTGTCTGCTTGGTCATCTGGTTGGTCAGGATTTCTAAGTTCATTGTGATAAATGTTACCTGCCATCTGATAAATAGCCGGGTCATTTTGTACTATCACCAAATGCTGATTATTAAAGTATACGTGTTTTTGAATACGATTACGTTCGCCATTTAATTCAATGCAACGGCCCCATTTACCCGTTTCAAAGTTATATTCAATCGAATTCGCACTATCAATAATATCTAAATCACCGAACCCAATAAAATTTCCGGCGACCGCTCGATAAAAAATAGTATTTTCATACTGGTATAAAAACCCGTCCACTTCCGTTGTAAAAAATGGGCTTAACGCATCAGGATGAGTAGAATTTTCAAGTAATACATTAATCGCCTGACTTGATATATCCTGTGGAGTCTGGCCGTTACTCATCATGAATGAAACAAGCCCTTCTTGATTTTCAGCAAGCCACACCATCATACCAAAACCAACCGATAAACTATTGGGATCAGCAATACCAAAGTCAAAGTTATAGGAACTATTCAACTTCCATGGAAATTCACGTGTCACACTACCAACCGTAATTTGGGTAATAATGTTTGCCCACACATCCGTCGTAAAGCTGCACATGATGTATAGTTGGTTATGTAATACAGCAAATTGCCCAATCACACCTGATGCTCGACCATTTAAAGCTTGACCATTAATCGTAAAGTATGTGCCTGCATTACCTGTCAAGTTAATGGTGCTTAAGTAGAAATCAGGTGTACCCTCTACACTCACAACAAAGCGGTTACCGAACGCCGCAACGTAGAGAGGTTTGCCACCAGTGGTTGAACCACCGGGAGCATTGGGATCGGTAACCACCTCGGCTGTGACTGATGATCCGTCCTCTTTAATGACGTAAATCCGATTCCCATCAGTCATCATATTATAAACCAACGTACCCACCGCAAGGGTTGCAAACCAAAGTGGCGTGCCTAGCGATACGTTGATGGGTAATACTTTTCGATTATAAAACCGATCGTATTGATAAACGGTTGTACCATCGATCACATACAAAAAATCAATGGATTTAAATTCTGCGCGAGCTTGCGCATTGAATACAAGTCGATTTTCATTAAGAAAGCGCACATGTTTCCTACCCATTGCGGGGTAGAGTGCTTGCTTTTTTTTACCCGAATCAACTTGAATTCCATACCAGTTGGCACAATCCATCGCACCAAACTGCGTAAAACGCTGCTTGTCGTAATAGCAAAATATCGGCAATGGCTCGACTTCAGCAACATCCTGTTTTGCCAACGCTGCCATTAAATACCTGCCCTGACACGCCATGCGCCATTGAGTAAACTTTGCTCATCGCCGGCAATAGAAAGATTAACTTCTGATGCGGCTTCCATTTGCGCCTTAAGCTCTTTGTAATCAGCTTCTAAATCAGCCGTCCATGCACCACTACGGCCTTTAAATTTTGAAACATATTTTGCCACTGCATAGAGAAAAAATAGCTCCTGATAGTCTGGCAATCCATCCAGCGTATCGTTTGATGTCAGTGGGTATTTCTGAAACTTCCCCCGGCAAAAGAATGTAAAAAATTGACTAGGCGCAGGATATAATTGCGCCCGGACAAATTGTGTATCGGGAAAAGTAATAATAAAGCGCGGCAAACCCTGTAGGGGTTCATATTTCCATGCCGCCAAGAAATCATCCCTGCTTTTATCAATCAAGGGGTATGTGACACCGCTTAATTGAAGCCACGCACTATCTAAGTTGGCAAGTCTGCCTTCTCTGATATAGGCAATATCTGGCGTTGCTATCTCATGCGAGAAAGTCAATACAGATGGGCCATTTAGTGTGGCATTCATGGTCATCGTGACCACGTTTCCTACTATGCTGAGTATTTTAGTTAAAAGAGGTATACCACCTCCTGAAACGCCATCCCCAACACTATAAATCGTACCGTCTGCCACTGTAAAACTAGGGGATACAGCCGTTAAAGTACATGTTTCTTGCTGTGTGGTGACAGGCCCCACGTAATCAGGGGATACAAACCAAATCTCTTTAACAGGTAGGTTGATATCAACGGTTACAGTCTTTGCAATCGTTAATAACAAACCAGATGAGGCGTAGTTCGCTAGAAGTTGATTCAATACCTTAATCGCAAGCTTCTGATCATCCCCGTGTTCTGGCACAACAGGATTTGAAGCCGTAATAAGCCGGTACATTTGAAATACAAATTCTCGAACCGTAGTTGCCATTATTCACCTTCTTGGGGTAAAAAATCATCTGTGACCTCAAACACTGATCCATCGTCCGGTAGTACATCCTCTGAATCCTCAGCAACTTCTACAGGTTCAGGTTTTGCCTTGGACTTTGGTTTGGGTTTTGGCTTAGATTTCGCTTTTGCTACTAATGGTTTTTCTTCATGCTCGTGATCATTGGCAGGTACTTTGCTAGCCTCTGCATCCTCGCGTGTAGCAAACCAAACACCAGATTCCATATTGGCTTCAAACTCTTCCCATGACTCAGCCAATCGTTGTTCACCATTGGAGCCATAGATAAAAGCACGAAAATTTGCCTTCTCAACAATACGGCCTAAATAAATTGCGGGTGTACCTTCCATTATTCACCTCTCTACAAGATGACGCCCCCGAAATACGAGGGCGACAGGGTTAGCTTACGAACAAATACGAACCGCAAACTCAGGGTTAATTGCGACACCGCAAATAACGTCGATACGGTCTAACTGTTCATAATTACGGATATCCGCACCAAGGGAGTAAGTCATCGCCAACTTATAAAGGTCGGAATAACGCGTTACTGCCTCAACACCACCACGCAATTCTTTGATTGGAGGTGCTGCGAATACAACCGCTTGTGTATGATATGCCAACGATACGTTATGAGAATCTCGCAGCAACATTTGCGCACCATTTGGAATCGCTGCGGAAATGTTTTGACGAGCGCCATCAATAACGATAGTTGGGTTTACGGGGATGTTTGCTGTACCACCACCGCTTGAAATAACATCCTCTGTGACTACAAACTGTGCGCGTTGCTCCAATGCTTCATAGGTCAATGGATTGATCATGAATACACCAGAAGCATCATCTACTTCAATGATGTCACCCTTACGGAATGCCAAGGTTGAAACAACCAAACCAGTAACCGCAATAGTGTTACCACCTGTGATTGGGCCGTTTGTAACCGTTCCACCTAACTTAAATCCAGCGGGCGGTGTTCCACCTGCTTGACCGGCACCCGCTATTTGACGTGTCAAGAAATTGGTCTTGAAAAAGTCAAATCCAGATAAGTGACCTACGAAACCATCAATCAATGCACCGGTATTAACCGTATTGTTGAAAGTGTTGTATAAGTCATTGGAAAGGTTAGCCGCAATACGTGGGCCAACACCGCAATAACGCTTGCCATCTTCAGGAATTGCGAGTTCCGTCATGTAGGCATCAGCACTTAATATTGTGTTGAAATCAACTGGTACGCCCGGTGTACCCACAGCTTGGTAAGTCTTGGTTTGAAACTCAGACGCAATGAAGCGCTCAACCATATTACCAAGTCGTTTAGCACGAGGAGCATTAGCCATTTCAAGATAAGGTTCGTCACGTGCGCGATCAAAGGTTAAGTTAAAACCTGTGTATTCGAGCATGATTCGGAATTGCTTGGTGATGGTTAACGGTCTGATAACCTGAACGCGAGCCTCAGATGTTGCACTTGCACCTTCGCCGCCTAAATATCTTTCTTCCAAACGATAGTCTAGAGTTTGGCCGGTTGCAAAGCGTAAGTTTTTAAAATCACCTTCGAGGTTACGATTAGAAGTTCTTGCGAATGATAAACTGTTCCAGAAGCGTACAAAAACGTCATCCAGAACGTATTGAGTTTCCCTAAATAGATTAGCCATGATTATTGTTCTCCCTGAACAAATAATTGGTAAAAAATGCTCGAAATGAGCGCCTTTAACTTTTCATTCGTCCGACGGTCGACAATAATTACGCGTCTATTATGGGTGATGGAATCCCTTACTCATCAAGGGAATAGTAACGTGGCTTGTATAGACTTGTCAAACAATGACCGAATTCGGTTATCAATAAACCGAATTCGGTTTTCTTAGTTAAGATGATTTGTACTTATCACTTCTACTTAAAGCCGCGCCAAAATACATGAGTGCAGAATGCAACGCACGAAATGCTAATACTTTATCATCACAATCCGGCGCTGCCTCATCCATGACTTGAGCGATTTGCTTAACCGCGCTATACGATTCTTTATGAATAGCGCGATCAATTTCATCAAACACGATCCGGGTAAATATTTCTTCAATTATGCTCATTTTGATTCCTTCCTGATTAATAACGTGGACGTTGGAGCATATTTTCAATGGCATCAATCACCACAGGATGCAACGCAAAAAGTTTTTCACGAAATTCATACAGTATTTCAATACCCTTTTTCATATCCTCAACTTCATTACGTTTATATTTATCCTCATGGTGCAAAGAGCGTGGTGCCTCACAAGGCATCGGTATATTTCCAATTCTACCTAACATAATTGCTTACTCCTTTATCGGTTGGATTTGTGACGACTACGAACAGTAGAAAGACGTTTTGCATCTGCTTTAGCCAGCAAATCATCGCCCGTCGTGTCCTTTTGCTTAGGCGTAACCTTCGTGGTCGCATCTTCTTTGGCGCGTCCAAGCGGTCGTGGGGTTTTGGTCGTAGGCTTGTTGCGGCGCATACGTTCCTCTAACTTGCCCATTTCAACCATTCTCGCGTAAGGATCAGGCAATTTAGAAATACGTTCAATCTCTTGCGGATGACGTTTACTTGCAGCATAAATGAAAGCGGAAGGATCAGCCATAGCCCGTAGCGATAGAGTCATGGCATCATCCATGGGTTGTGCGCCAACCACTTCACGGAAATCATCAAAGCGATCCATACCAGATGTAAATTTCTTATGAAACTCACGTTGTACTTGATCTTCTTTAACCGCACGCTCACGTTGTTGTGTCTCATTATTCATGCCATTAACCGTTTGTTTTACAAAGTCGGTTAACTGTTGCTGCCATGAACCTTCATCATTTGGATCGTACTTAAAATCCGCTGCTGCTTTTTGAACTTCCGTACTAGCACCTTTGCTCGCCAACTGTTGCCGCAATACTTGTAACTCATGGTCTCGTTGCTCAATATCCCGTTGATATTGTTTTTCTTTACGATCGAGGCGTTCTTTCATCCCCTTGCTCATGCGCTCTTTTTTATTACCGTATTCATCTTCATCACCTTCATCGTCCGTATCACTATCTGATTTGGCCGTATCATCAGGTGTTTCGTCCGTGTCGCCTTCTGTTTCGTCCGTACCATCACTGGTATCGTCCGTCTCAGGTGCTTCATCGTCCGTATCGCCATACTCAGGTGTTTCGGGGTCTACTTCTTCAATCGGTGCTTTTTCGTCCTGCAATTTATCCTTGTGTTCAGGTGTTGCCGGTTGCTGTGAATTTCCTACGCCCATCAACAAATCATCTATACTGCTTATATTTCCCATGTTTCCCTCTCTACGTTTAGTTTAATGAACCTTTGAAGTCAAAATTCTGACCAAATTATCAGCGTGTGCGATGTCTTTATCAGACTCAGTACGATGAGTTTCAGCCATAAATTTCATTTTGCTTTCTTCAATGCTTCCTGCTAGCTCCAGTTTGGCAATCTCAAGTTTCATTTGTTCAATCTCTAAATCGGATTGATCCTGTTTTTGCTTGAGCGCTAACTCTTGCTGTTTGAGTTGTATTTGCGCTTGCTTAAATTGTTGATCTTGCTGCATTTGTTGCATTTGTATCTGTACTGCTTGTTGCTCAGGGGATGGCCCTTGTTGTTGTGGCATTTCTCCTGTTTTGCCCGCTTCAATAATTTGTGGTGATACACGCGTTTTGAGTCGGTTTTTAATTTCTATGGTGTTTGCGAGTGGTAGGTTTTCAGCAAATAAATCCGCAATCAATACCCATGATTCGGGATCAGCTTGCAGCACTTCACGTAAGGATTGTAATGCTTGCTCTTTTTGGCCTTCGTATGATGGCCCCGGTTTCAACCGAACTTGATACGTTCCTTTACGAATATCGTTTTCAATGCTTTCACCATACTCATCCACTTCACGATTGATCGTGACATTTTTCATACCCTTATCAGGCATCATGAGGGTCATCACACGCTCACTGTCATAGACACGTGGAATCATTTCATTAACAATTTCACCACCAGTAGCAATAGCACGATTGATCGAGTTAAAAAACACATACGTTGCATAACTACCTTGTCTGGTTCTGGCATCGATTGCAGCCCCTGATGCTTCATCACCTGCTTGCCCCATGCGAGCTGGATACAATCCAGTAGAAGTATACAAATCCTGAATTGCAAGTTCGTATTGCTGGAAGAGCGATTGCGATAATTCAGGCGGTCGCACCTGTTCAGGTTTCGCCCCATCGGGTGATTCGTCATAGGCGAGCAATCCTTGTATTGCGGTTGGGTCACGCCAGTTTCGTTGGGTATCGAGGGATGCAACATTTTTCTTTGAACCAATCCATTGATCATATCGACTAACTTTAAGGATATAGGCTGATTGGGTTCTAAGATAATTGATGTACCGTTGAGTATCGCGACAGTCACCAAAGAATGAACGGGTAATTTGCTTGCCTGTTTTGTCGTAATAACTGTTGTTATCGACAAACACCAAAGGCAATTGCTCACTCGGGAATTCTGTTTTATCCAATTCATATTCACCTGCTATACGGTAATGAATGATTTTGTGTTTTTTAGCTGGTCGCTTTTCTTCAATCCGCACCATTTCGCCATCATCCCACAACACCATAGTATCTTCGGATTCTTGACCATCATTCGCTGCCATTTGCTTATTGGGTGTGACATCTACACCTTTATCCTGTGGCAATATATCGTGGTCACCTTCCATCCCAAATCCTTGCGGATTATAGGATTGACCCTGTTGCTGATCAGGTTGAGATTGACCCATTTGAGATAATTGACCGGCCAAATCAGGTTGGGCATCACCCATGGATTGCGGTGGCTGACCACCCATCATCTGGCCACCTTGCATTTGTTCTGTGGCTTGCATCTCTGCATCCATCGCCATATTACGCGCATTGATTTCGTGTGACTTCTCAATGAGTTCGTCCATTTCCTCTTGGTTTAAAATATTGCCATTCGAGAGTTTATAGAGCGTATCCTTTTCATATTTGCGCACATAATGATCAATAATGGTGATTGATTCATCATCTGCCCACATGAAGGGATTACCAGACTCATTAGGTTGGACAGCGAGTGCAATTTCTTCCTCTGATTGAGTAATGCTGCTCGTTTTCATAATATTTTGTTCGACATCTTTCCCGTAAACGTCACGAAACTTTTGACGCGTCATGCGAGAGAGATAGCCACACAACGTACCATCTGTTTTATTGATAGATTCAGCACCCACATCCCAATAGCAACGTGTTGCATCCTTGAAATAGTAATACTCAATATCTTGATTGAATGATTTAGCGTGGGCGTAATCGGTTGCAACACAAAATGCACCGTAACCACCAATGGCAGCTTGTCCACCCGCTACTTGATAGGCAATTGTGGCAGAGGTTGAAAACATAATATCTTTGGTAATGATTTCACGAAGGGCTGCTACTTTATCATCACACCCTGTCATGGGTACGACTTGTAATTGCGGGGTATTTTGTTGTTGCTCACCAAGCAATGAGTTTGCCATGGTGCCAAGTTTGTTTGATGTCAAAGGTACCTTGCGGTACGTTTTGATCATATCGTCCTCTTCTTCATCCGTCCATTGCTGGCCGAGAACAAAACCATGCATTAAATGGTAGAGGTCTATATTTTGTTTGAAGCTTGCGTAAAACTTTTCGTATGCAATACGCGCTTGACGAGCAATTTTCTCATTTTGTTTGGCCATATCATTCCCTTGTATGTATTTGTCAACTTGTCCTAAGTTGATTGACAACCGTCACTGGTTTTATTGTCAACCTTATATCAACATACCTGCATGTCTTTCGGGTACTCTATTCACTTGATACCCGCTTTCTGTTATATATTCCCCACCATAAAATGTTAATGTTAATGAAACGGCAGTATCAGGTGACAAGCACCCACGTTTCTTTAAATCCTCTGTACTCTCAATCTGTAACTTATCACTTGAATCGTATTTATAACCAATACCTGTTAAATCTGTTTGTAATTCATCACTATCTGGAATTTCAACACCCATTTCTTGAATAAGCCATTCACGGGTTCGATCCCACAGTTCCGAACGACAATTTTTATACTTTTTACTGTCCTCAGCCTTAGTTGCTACATTAACCCCTATTACAATATCTTGGTACCCTAATTCGTGCAATCGATCAACAACACCTGCACCAATACCGATACAATCAATACAAACCCGGCGTGGATTTTCAGCAATAATGACTCGCTTAATAATACCTGCTAGTTCCATCGTATCAATATTATAATGCGTTTCAAGTTTATATGATTTACGACCCTTACGGCGAATGATTGCGGTACGATCATCACCTTTCCGTGCTGGATCAATACCAATGACAAGAGCTGATTGACTTTCAACAATATTTTTACGGGCTTTCTGTACGTGTTCAACCGCAATAAACGTATCAGTAATGGATGATAAAAATGCTTCATCATCGGTAAAGGGGTATTCTTGCCTGAACTTCCGGCACTTCTGATCGTAGTCACCTTTGAAGTCTTGCAGTTTGATGCGACGCCAATTCAGATGACCGGGTTTCAACCCATTAACGCCAAACTTGGTTAACCAATCGCGTTCCTCCTCAGTCGGCATGAATGTTGCATCGTCAATACAATATTCATCCTGCCAATACCAAGGAACAAAGATGGCTTGATATCTTGTTTTCCCATTCTTGGCCTCTATCCAATCAAGATAAAAATCATTATCAATCCCATTGGCCGTTGATTCCTTGATGATTTCAGTATCGGCAATCTCTGCGACCGTTTGAAGCAAACCAAGGCTAATACTCGATGCGTCTTTGTAAAAACCATATTCAGATAAATGCAAATATTGGTTAGTCATAGATCGGCCAATTTCTGTACTACCAGCGGTTCCCACTCGATAGCCAGAACCTAAACCATCATAGGTTAGTTTGTTATCGTTTTTCTTATCAGGACGCGGGAATAGTGAATCATCCATATTTTCACTATACCGTTTAGTCATCTCGAATATGGCGGCTGTCGCATCCGATAGATGCGTTAAAATAAATGCTTTCTTGCCTTTCTTAGTAATAATTTTGTTAAAATATCGGGCTTGTACGTAGGTTGAAATACCTTGTTGACGACCTTTCAAAATCAAGGCACGCACTTTGCCGGTCGCAAGCAGTTGCGCTTCAAGGCGTTCATGAACGTAGAGTTGTGCGCGATTCATGACAAACTGTAATTCGGCACCGGACTTGTCATGTATGATGAGGAAATTTTTAGCGAATAAGGGCAGTGATTTTAAAACCCTAATTAGCTTTGCTTCATCCATGCTTATTCCGCCAGTTTATCAATCAGCATTTCAATCACAGATTTGTTATCGCCCTTTTCTTCCTCTGCATGTTGCCCGTATTGTTTAGGCAATAATTTAGAGGCTAGAAATTTACGCGTATCAATACGCAGGCGTGAGCGTTGTACATGTTCACCGTTTAATTTATATACAACATCGCCATCTTCACCAAAGCTTTCCATCCAATCATTAGTGCCATCGTCTGCAATATCTAGCATCTCTTCAGCCAATAAATCAGCCTGTTTGAGCTTAGCTTGTGCGTATTGGGTCGAAAACTCAGAATAGCGATATCGCCAAAGGTTAATAGTTGACTTGACGGGCAAATCATCATGGATTGCACAGAGTCGTTCTAAACCAAATGTTGAAGTTGCCACACGCTCACAAATGAGGCTAGCCAACTCCTCAGTATAAAGAGTTGGCCGACCCATTGGTTTTGACTCCGGTTTTTTTTTCGGAGTAGCCATTAGTTATGGCCCTGCTTGTACATTACTTTTTTCGCCCTTCATATCATCGCCAGCCATTCCCGGTTCACAATACTTGGGTTGCATTTTGTTTTGCTTATCAACGCTTTTACCGTAAGCACTATCAACGCCATTGTAATGCGTATTGCCTTCATCCCCATCAGCGGAGGTGTAATCTTTAACGTCACTTTGACTCATAGTTGTAACTCCCTTTTAAATAAATTATTAATCGATTAATAACTGCTTTTACGTTCTCCCTACGCTAGCACCCCAACAATAACATAAAAGTCAAGGATTTGTGAGAGGTAATCAATCAGATAAATATATTTCAACAATTGATATACCAATGCTTGACATGCATGCCAAGTGTTGGCATAATACTTTTATCAACAACGTACTGAGGGCAACAAAATGAAACTAGCAATCTTAAGCGACAAATCAATGTATCAGGTAAACGATGACCAAAAAATAGGGAATATATTGACAAATGAAGATGGAACCGAACTAACAATAATTAAATTATTACCAATGCCGGAGTTTATATAATGAAAAAGATCACCATAGCAACAATTAAAAGCTTCATAAAAATGAACCCTGAATTTTTATTTATCAATATAAAAAGCCGATTTGATGGAATGACAGATGATGTTGAAGATAGACATGCGGGTTTTCAAAAAATAAGAAAAGCAACACAATTTCATGAAAGAACACAAGGTTATGAAGGGATAAATTTTACAGGCTCAACAAAAAACTGGTGTGAGCGTTATGAAGATGATTTTTACCAAGGATTCAGAGTCGATAATTGCTGTGGTTGTTTTATTGTTGCAATTCTAAAGAGGGCTTAACCATGAGCGACACAAGCGACGATATGGAATGTGCAGCAGCCGAGATATTTTGTGGGGGTTGTGAAAAACATTTTACAGATTGTGAATGCGAGATATGCGACAACTGCGAAAAACCGATAGGTCATAATGATGAGTGTGTATCAGTGAGATATGGATTTATTTGTTTAAGATGCGCGGGGTATTAAAAAATGAAAGTCTACATTCTATACAACGCTCATACAGAAAAAATTGAATGCGTTTTTAAACAATGGAAAGATGCCGACGATATGTTAAAAAGTTTAGAAGGCACAAAAGATATATTCATCGAAGAGCATGAGGTAATTGAATAAAAAACTACAAAGTAACAAGGCAATAAAGTTGGGTTAGGGGTGGTTCAGACCTCTAACCCGTTGATCATAAATAATCCCTACTAGGAGAAAATCATGTCAAACAGAAATATACCACAACCGGTCATTTGGAGTATTGATAAATTCATCCGCAACTTGATGAACCGCATTGATAACATCCATACTGGTAAAAATTGGGTCAACGGAAGGCCAGTGTTAATAAACGGTGATGTTTGGTGCCCTATGTGTACGAGATGGCACGAAAACAACACGCTTTGTCAACAATAACTACAAGGAGTATTTACCATGATGAGTCAAGTAAGAAGCTTTGCCAGAGAATGTGTATCACATTATGCCAAATATGATGGATTAGATGGATTCTACAGTTTAAATACGAACGAATTACCTGATTTTGTACAAAATGAGTTTGCAGCAATCATTATGTGTGATGATAATGCCTACGCTTCGGAAGCTACCGGGCCTGATAATAAGCATTGGGAAACCAAAATGTTACCGGCTTTAACACGATATCTTAAAAATTCGACTGATAAAGACGAGGCTATCGAATTTAATACGATATGGCGAGAGTGTGTTACTGATTACTTGAACAATAAAATGCAAGAGTTATTAAACGATTCAATATCAGATGTTTTTAACTAAACTTGGAGCAAAAATAATGGAAAAATTTGGTCAATATAAATTTAGGATAATTAAAAATGAACAACAAAAAGGGTGGTTTTACCAAATCACTTTTGATGGAATTACCGTACTTCGCGAATCAAAAGAAATGTTTCAACATGAAAATACCGCTCGCTTTGCAGCGATTGGGCATATTTCATTGTTAGAGCAAGGTAAAGGTTAAGGGCATCATGCAAATGCCCTTTAACAAACTTTACTCTTTAATCTGAACTTTGGTGGCGACTGGCCCCTTGGGTGAATCACCCGGCTCAAAGGACACCTTGTCGCCTTCCTTCAAACTTTTAAAGCCTTGGCTTTGGATTTCCTTAAAATGTACAAAATAATCACTACCCTCAGAGGCGATGAACCCGAACCCTTTACCATCATTGAACCATTTTACAATTCCGTTTTGCATTGTGTTTGCATCCTATCGTTAAAAATCAAATCCTATGGGTCAAATTTTCGATTCTTGAGGCGTTTGCCTTGAACCCCATCTTACCCTACTGTTTTTTGGCATAGGCTCTAAAGCCTTCGTATGGCTTCATGGTGCCATCCGCATAATTACTCATTCCAGACTCTTTCCAAACTGTAACAAAAAAATCTAGAGTTTCCAGTGTAATCAACCCCTGTAACATATCTTGTTTATCGTCTTTGCTCAATAGTCTTTCAGAAATTAGCTTTGGAGCCACTCCGTGCTTAATCCCCAATTTAAACAAACTCCGTTTGCATTCATCCACCGTCACTGACGATAGCCTCGCTTAACGTAAGACCTAAGACTATCAGGCATACCCACGTATTTAAAACTTTCGCTTTCCTCAATGTGCTTGGCTTCTCGCTCCATTTGCTTTTGGCTTTGGGCTGCGTTGTTCATGGCTTCTGCGAAGTCATGTTGTTTTTCGTTTTCTGCCTTCCAGTCGCTTTTGGATTTTTTTTGTTCGTTAGAACAAAAGCTTTTCTTTTTATCAAAATCTTTATTGGTATTATCTTTATTTAGTAGGGGGTACAAAACCGCACGTGCGGTTTCTCCACCCGGTGGATTATTGCACCTGTGGATGGGTGGGCTAACTTGTTGATTAATATCAGTGGAATTTTCAACCTGTGGATAACTTTCATTTTTATTGTCCAGAGGTGCAGTTTCTGCACCTGTGGATACTAAGAAAGGTACCTCTGGATTAAATTTTGTACCATTCAGAATTTTAATGTCTTGTTTTATAAATTTTCCTTTATCATTTCTGATAAAAATATATTCAATTAGTCCACATCTTTCTAAATATGACCAACACTGTTTGGATTTTCTTTTACCTATTCTACAAAAATTATTTGTCCAATCTTTTATCACTACCCAGTTGCGACTTTTAGATGCGAGATAGCAATATAAACGGAAAGCGTCATTGTCTTTTATATATTCAGTGACACTATTACAGATTTGGGCGTAGGGGTTTTCTTCTATTTCGGTTTTAGATGCGTCTAATAATTTTTCGACTGACATAAATTCCTTCTCCTAAATTAAAACAATAATTCCATTTGATTTTTGAAAAAATGAACGAAACGAGGAAAGATGCGGGTTTTCTTTTATTGATATCATGCTATAATGATTCCTGTTTTAATGACCTTGTAATAACGCAAAAGACCCAAGAACATTGATGTCCAAAGGGTTGTCCTCGTAGTAAATGATCAGTCGCCAAACATCACATTTACATCACATCAATAGCGGGCATGGATGCCACCCGCTTTTAACTACACTCTATCCATCTCTTATCAGTCGTGCTATATTCATTTCGTATTTCATGCTAATTTCCTTGCTGGATTGAAGATAAAAAAAAGCCCGCATTTCTTGTCAATTTGCGGGCTTCTTCATATTTGTTCCTGTACAAATTCTTTTAACCATTGTTCTACGACCTGCACCTCAGCCGAACTAAAGCACATCATATTCGGATTCTTAGGGTCGCGTTCATGTACTGAATTCGCTATCTTCTCCAGTAAATGAACCGCCTTTGAATGTAAGTCAATATCCATAAAACTCCTTAGTGCCGAAGCGATAACTTCGGTATTAAGGACATATTAGCTTAATCGGAAATATAACGCCATAAATCGCAACTTCGACATCCTCTGTATCGTGAGTTAACCATTGAAACAACTTCAAGACGATGTTTGCCGAAATACCGGCATTTGAATATTTTCCAATAGCATTTAATATCATGAGTTAATTTATTGAACATTAGCGCCTTCCTTTGGGCTATTTACCTCGATAGCAGTCTGGATATCACCTATCAACCTATCATTGAAATAACGATGCAAACACCACGCAGCCCAACACGCACGGCCACGCAGTAATTTATCAGTGCCGTTCAAATGTTTAAGCAATGTTTCCAAAAATTCGATATGGTGTTTTATACTGCGCTTAGCTTCTAATACGTTGTCATATTCCTGTGTCATTCTTGCTCCCTAAGTAATCTAATTAATACAAATCCTACACATAATGACTCGAGTAACTGTAATTTAAAACTTAAATTAAAATGAGGGAGTAAAAGCGCATTTATAATTACGCCTCCCGTAAAAGCTAAACCATAGTAAAAATCGCATCTAATTAAAAAATCAATAAAGCGTCTCCAAGGAATTTGCTTTACGACTGCTATTGTACCTTGCAATGCATACTTCTGATCACAACCATGATCAGCAATTTCCTCTTTTACCAGAGAAGCTTTATTACATCCTAGGCAAAAATATATTTTACATTTCATTCCTTTAATCTCCGCAAATCATAGTCTTAAGTTTTTCCTTCATATAGCCTAAATTATGCTGGCCTTCCAGTAATGGCTTCATCATCAAATACCAGTCACCGATTTGATAACAAATATGATCTATTTGTTTTGAGGTAAACCGTGGGGTACCTTTGATTTGATATTGAGCCTCTTGTAAACACTCGCATAATACACCAACTATAATATTTCCCACTTCCGGGTAAATGCAGTTAACTCCGGGAGTTGCATATTTTTCGGTAAAATCGAACATTAACTTGACCATTTGCGTTTTTAATTCAAGAAACGCCATTTCTTCTTTAACTGCTTGATTCATTTTCTTATTCCTTATCTAACCTTTTAATTCCATCCTGCAAGGGATGATCTTCCTCAAAAGAAGCGCGAGCGCCTATACAAGCCAAAATTCCATTTATTGTTTCTTTGACCATATCTTCCCGGGCGACAATACGACCGTCACCTTTTCTAATATCATCCATCAACGCAATCCACCGGGCAGCAAAATCCTGTAAAATTGTTCCCATATAGGATAAAGCTTCATTACCAGTTATTTGCAGACCGATTTTTTCATTTTCATCAATCGCAATATTCCATACTTGCTCACAGGATTGTTTCGCAATTAAGTGTGCTAACTTCTGACGTTTTTTCATTCCTGCTGGTAAATCTTTATCATGAACTAGACTCATTTTCCTCAGCCTTTTTTTCTCTATAACGTTTAACATTAGCAATCAAACCTTGTTGAAAATTATACAATGGTGTATTGGGCGTAATATCACTTTTTTCAAATTCATCGACCAACAAACACATATCTTCTATTGCCTTAATAAGTTCACTCATCTTTCTTCGTCCACTCCGTTTTTAATTGCCCATTAGTTAGTCGCTCAAGTTTATATTGAGCATCCTCAGGTACATATCCCCACTTAAGCCAATTACCTAGCGTAGCCGTAGACATGCCAGTCATTTTCCTAAAGTTATATTGGCTTTTGTAATAATCTTTTACATCTTTAGGTTTCACCGTGTTTTCCCCCTCCTTCCCGTAGCACAAATTAATAACCTTTGCTTGGAACAATATTTTAAAAAAAATGTTCCAAGTAAATATTTTAAAAATAGTATATAGCAAGTGTTGACATATAACAAGACTTGGCATAAACTGGCTTCACGTCAATACCGACGCACTATATAAAGTAAACAGGTAAAGAGAATGAGAGCTTTTAACATGATTGAATTTACACAGGATTTGAAAGAATACATTAAGGAATTGGAAAAGGTAAACAAGCAATTAGCAAAGCTTACCTTACGAAAAGAAGAACTAACCGACATGATTATCTCTGCCATGAGTCACAATCATGAAGGCCAACGTACCTATGAATACGATGTGTGGAAGGTGGAAATTAAAACCCCAATTACATATTGCTTAAATAAAAGACTTTATGAATCAGGAAGTATCGCCCTACCAGACAGTTTCAATCCTATCAAAGAATCGGTGTCTTATTCAATTGATAAAGGGCTGTGTGATAAATATATGTTGGACGCACCTAAAAAGGTAAAGGATGCGCTAGCAGAACTAATAGATAAAAAGCCCGGGAAGGCAAGCATCACTATCAAGGAGAGATTTTAATGAGTAACACAGTATTAATAATAGGACAATCGGGAAGTGGTAAATCAACTTCCCTTAGACACCTTGATCCAAAAACTACATTTGTCATTAACGTTTTGGACAAGCCTCTACCATTTAAAGCTTTTAGAAAAAATTACCAACCTTGTACCAAGCAACATAAACAAGGCAACTACTATACGACCGATGATTGGTTACAGGTAGTTAAATGTATTGAGATGGTTAACAAGGAAAGGCCAGAAGTCACAACATTAATTATTGATGACTGGCAATACATCCTGGCGCATGAATTTATGCGTCGCGTTTCAGAGAAAGGATTTGATAAGTTTTCAGAATTAGCAAATCACGGTTGGTCAACGATTAATGCTTGTTTAGGCACACGTCCGACACTAACTAACTTTATCTTAGCGCACAGTGATGTCGATTCAACTGGACGATCTAAATGTAAAACAATCGGAAAAATGCTTGATGAGAAAATTACCATCGAGGGTTTATTCACTACAGTTTTACATTCTCGTGTGGTTGATGGCGAGTACAAGTTCCAAACTCAATACGATGGTGAGTTTTTAGCAAAAAGCCCTATGGGTATGTTTGAGGATCATCTAATACCAAACGATTTAGTTTCGGTAAAAGATGCAGTTGAAAATTACTTTAATGATGAGGAATAAGATATGACCGCAAGTTTTTGGGATTCAGAGTTAGGCGATGTAACAGGTAAATCCGAAGATGCTTTTGCGAAACAATTTGCGAAAATACCGGATGGCACAAAGGCGCTCGCAAAAATTGAGAGCTTCACTAATCAAGTCTACAAGGATTCAGGCTTTAAATACCTGAATATCGAGTGGGTATTGCAGGATGGTGATTTTAGAGGCCAGAAAGTCCAGCAAAAATTGAAAGTCTATGGTGGTGATAAGTTTGACAAAGACCCCATGAAAACGCGTCATCGTGCTTTGAATATGCTTAAGCTTTTATATCAGTTATTCAATATAAAGCCTAAGCACACGAATCCACCTACCGATCAAGACCTTGCCATGTTTGCAGGTAAAATTGCCGGTATCAAGATTCGTGAAACAGAGCCAAATGATGATGGTAAACAATATAATTGGGTGGCAGAGGTACATGCGTCACAGGGATTTAAAAGCGAAACGGGTGTAGGTTTACCGATAGTGGCTCAAGCAGCAATAAGTAATTATTCGAGTCATTCATCAAAAAATACTCCTTTTAGCAGTAATGAACCACCTGTGTTTGATGCAAACGATGTGCCTTTTTAATTAACTTTTAATCAAAGGCAAAAACGTGAGTAAAAATACATTATGTAAAAAGATAGAAAAAGTGCAATCGCGGGATGATAAAAAAACCCGCGATTACATTGGAGCATCAGGTATCGGCGCAGATTGTTTGCGCCAAATCTGGTATGAGTTTAAAGGTTTTGAAGCTGAATCTGTTCCTACCAAAACACGCCGAACGTGGGCGATTGGTCGGCACCTTGAGGGCTTAATACTAGATTGGTTATCTGAGGCTGGCATTGAAATTGCACGAGAATGGGCTGATCTTCAATCAGATGGGATGGCTTTTTTTAAAGGCCATCTTGATTCTGTATGGATAAAAAACGGTAAACCGTTTGCAATTATCGAAATTAAAACTGCAAAAGATGCCAGTTTTAATGTGTTTGTTAAAAAAGGGCTACGTACTTGGAACCCACAATATTATGCACAAATACAATCGTATATGGGTATGAGCGGAATTCATAAAGCATATATTGTCGTACTCAATAAAGACAATAGCGAAATTGCTGATGAGTTAGTTACGTTTGATGCTGCTTTCTATCAAACATTACGAAATAAGGCATCAATGATTGCTAATGCGCATGTGGCACCTCCAAAGATAAATGGCTCGCCCCTTTGGTTTCAGTGCAAGATGTGTAAATTTAATAAGGTATGTCATAAATGAATATTAGTGAACTAACAAACTGGCCTCAAGCATTTACAATAATATCTATAGCTATATGTATTGCTGCTATTTTAATTACCTTGATTATAAGGCATTCATAAAATGAATATTACAGATCAAATATGTTCGCTTGAATTAGCTATGCGATTAAAAAATCTGGGAGTTAAACAAGACAGCTTGTTTTATCGATTTGGCAATGATGCCCTTCAATATGTATTTTGCAAATACTATGAACAATATAGTCCGAGCGTTAATTTAAATATTAATGATGGATTTTCAGCATTTACTATTTCAGAAATTAAAGAAATTTTATTTCAAAAAAATTATGAACATATGGAAAAATTAGGTCAATTAATTATGACTGTTGAAATGGTCGACCGTGAATTTTATAGGG